GCAAGCCGAACTTTGTCATGGCCTACGGCGCCTGCAACTACATCGAGGACAGCACGGGCCAGTGGGTCACCGCGGAGAGCGCGCGCATCCTCCGCAGCTATGTGGAGCATCACCCGGACCGCCGCGTGCTGGAACTCCAGGCCCACCCGCTGCCGATTCCCGACAAGGCGGATTCCTGGCTCGTCGCCACCGTCTGCGCTTGACACAATGCAGGATAAAGCCCTTGCCCGGAAACGGGCAGGGGCTTTGAGCTATGGAGGTGCGCTATGGCGCTTTTTGAACTGACACAGAGCTATGAGAGCGAACGCCCGGAGGAATGGCAGCGCCCGACGTTCAAGGACTGCGCCGCCGCAGATATTTCCCTTGCGTTCTTCAACGGGGACGAACACGCAGAATGGCACGCGGTTGATGGCAAGCGTGCGCTCGTCATTCTGGAGGAGGACGATATGCGCCGCTTCAATGCGCATTGGGAGTGGGGCAGCAAGGGAAAGATGGACGACGGATTATACCTTGCTCACGCGCAGATGTATATCAAGGTTGAGGATTACGGACCGAAGCCGAAAACCGGGAAAAACCTTGTGCTTGACGGAGGGGCGAAAACGCAGCGCACATTCCGCATCCTGCAATGCCGGGAGGAGCAGGGCGTTTACCGCATGACTTTGGAGCGTGTACGGCAATGAGCGGAGCGATTCATTTCACGGTAACGGGCCTTGATGAAGCGCAGAATGACGCCTTGCGCATGGTCAGCGCCGCGCCGGGGGCCGTGGCGCGCGGGCTGAACGAAACGCTTGACGAAGCAAAAAAGCGCCTCGTAGAAGAAGCGCGGGCGCGCTACGCCGTCAACGCTGCCGGCGCGCGGCACCTGGACGATCTGAAACAGAGCAAGCGCGCAGGGCCGTCAAGTCTCGTCGCGGAAATGCGCATCAAGAAGATGCGCAACGATCTCGGCTATTTTGAAACTTTCCCGGATCAGCCCATGCCGGGCGTGCAATGGCACAATGCGCCGCGCGGCGGCTTCAAGGGACATGTTCTCACCGGCACGTCGATGAAAACGCTGCCGGGGGGATACGGAACGAGCAAGGCATTTTTGTCCCGCTTCAAAAGCGGTCACGTCGGAATGGTACAGCGTTTGCTTGGATCGAAGTCACGCAACACCGTGACGGGGAGCGGCAAACCGCGCTGGCGAAACAAATTCGGCGACGTGGAAAAGGTGCAGACGCTCGGAAGCCCCAGCGCCGCGGCGATGATAAATACCGTATGGCCAGGCAGGGACCAGGAAAGCCAGGAGTTTTTTGTCAGCAGACTGGAACAACTGATGCGAGGGGAGTAAGCGCGCATGAGCAACGCAAGAAACAACCGCAGCGGCGGGATCGGAGAGACGCCGCGCCTGTGTCAAACGGCGCTACGGGAGCTGATGGAAGAACTGTTCAAGGGAAAGAAATACAACGGACCCGCGGGCTTGCGGGCCGTTGGCTTTTATGAGCAGGAAATCCCTATGCCGACGCAAAGCGACTATGACGCCGACACGGAGGACGCGCCCGCGCCGTTCATCATCGTGCGCAGCGAGGCCGGGAAAATCCTGGACGACGATTCCCCGCAAATCATAGACATGTCCATCATCATGTGTGCCTACGACGACAGTACGCAGCGGACCGGATGGCAGGATGTCGTGAACATGCGGGAGCGGATCATACAAAAAATCTGCTCGGAGCCGTATTTCGGCGGCGCGTTCACCATCAAAAAGCCGATCTCCTGGGCCATGCAGCAGGACGACACGCACCCGTATTATTACGGCGTTATCACGCTGAAAGTGACCGCGCCCGCGCTGTCGCAGGACACCGCACTAAAGGAGCTGTTATGAGCAAGAAAACCGATACCGCCCGCGCCGCGGGCGAGGAAATCCGCGCGGAGATCGCGGAGGCCGCCGAAACCACGGCAGCCGAGCCGAAACCCGCAAAGACGAAGAAGCCGGGGGCGCGTGTTTATTGCGGTCCCAGCGTGCGCAACGTCGTGAGGCAGTACACCGTGTATAACGGGGACATCCCCGACGCGCTGGACGCCTTTCTGACTGCGCATCCGCTGGCCCGCAATCTGCTGGTCCCGCTGGACGCCTTTGCAGAAACCCGGCGGAAGCTGGAAACCAAGGGGACGGCGGAAGCCATTCTCTATCAGAAAGTCAAATCCGATCTTTAAGGAGGAAGCAAAGCTATGTCTACTTACAAGCATGGCGTGTATGTGCGCGAGGTGGACACCGCACTTGTCGCGCCCATCGAAGCGAGCGCCGGCCTGCCCGTCGTAATCGGCACCGCGCCCGTGAACACGCTGGCGAATCCTGCCGCAGCGGTCAACAAGCCGCTGCTGGTCCACAACTACAAGGAGGCCGTGGAGGCCATCGGCTGGTCCGACGACTTTGCCAGCTATACGCTGTGCGAGGCCGTTTCCGCCGCGTTCTCCGTGATCGGCGTCGGACCGCTGGTGCTTATCAACGTCCTCGATCCGGCCAACAGCGCGCACGTCGCCGCCGTGGCGGAGGCGACAATCACCGTCAAGGATCATGTCGCCCTCGTCGAAACAAAGGGCATGCTGGACGACAGCAACCTTGTCGTCAAGGACGAAGCCACGGCGCTGACGAAAGACACGGACTATACCGTGAGCTATGACGACAAGGGAAATCTCGCCGTCACGCTGCTTTCCGCCAGCACCCACTACAGCGCCGCGTCGCTGAAAATCGCCGGCAAGAAGCTTGCCCCGTCCGCCGTCACCGCCGCCGACATTGTGGGCGGCGTGAACATCAGCACGGGCGCGGAAACCGGCCTTGAAGTGATCCGGCAGGTCTATCCGCTGTTTGGCCTTGTGCCGGGCATCCTCCTCGCACCGCGCTACAGCATGCAGGCCACCGTCGCCGCCGCGCTCCAGGCAAAGACCAAAGCGATCAACGGCGTTTTCTCCTGCGTGGCCTACATCGACGTGAACAGCGCCAGCGGCGGCGCGGAAAAGTATTCCGACGTGAATACCGCCAAACAGGCGCAGGGCATTTCCGATCCCAACGCTTACGCGCTGTGGCCGTTCTGCAAGGTCGGCGATGCGATCTATTCCGGCTCCACCATTGCCGCGATGCTGACCGCGTTTACCGACGGGCAGAATGACGACATCCCCAACGTCAGCCCCAGCAACAAGACGCTGCCGATCACCGGCATCTGCCTTGCCGACGGCGTGACGGACATCATTCTGGACCAGGACCAGGCGAACACCGTCAACAGCTTCGGCGTGGCGACGTTCCTCAACATGAACGGCTTCCGACTTTGGGGCAGCAACAGCGCCGCATACCCCGGAAACACCGATCCGAAAGACCGCTGGATCAATGTGCGCCGCTTCTTCTGCTGGACCGGGAACAGCTTCATTCTGACCTACTTCCAGAAAGTCGATGATCCCGCCAATCCCCGGCTGATCGAAACCATTGTGGACAGCGAAAACGTCCGCGGCAACAGCTTCGTGGACGCCGGCGCGTGCGCACGGTATGAGATCACCTACAATCCCGACGAGAACACCACCACCGACCTGCTCAACGGGACGCTGACGTTCCATCAGTACCTTGCGCCGTACACCCCGGCGGAGTGCATCGAGAACGTCCTTGAATTTGATCCCGACGCGCTGGCGGCGGCGCTCGGCTGATAAGGAGGACACGACATGATTTCCAATAACTTTGTGCCGGAGAAGATCAACGACTACAACGTGTATCTTGACGGCGTGAAAATGATCGGCGTCGCAGCCAGCGCGACGCTGCCGCAGGCCCGCATGCTCAACAGCAATGTGGAGGGCGTCGGCATCGGCGGCACGATCCAGTCCCCCGTGATCGGGCAGTTTGAGAGCATGGAGCAGGAGATCCAGTTTAACTGCGTCTACAGTTCCGCCGTGGACATGCTCAATCCCCTGTCTGTCGTCAATCTGACGTTCCGTGCCGCGCAGCAGGTCTATGACAAGACCGGCGGCTATGCGTTCAAGGGCCTGCGCGTGGTCGAGATGGGCCGCGTCAAGAGCTTCAACCCGGGACGCATCCAGAAAGGCGAGGGCATGGAGGCCACCGTTACCATGGAGCTGACCTATCTGCTGGTCGAGAACGACGGAAAGCCGCTGCTGGAGATCGACAAGCTGAACGGCGTTTACAAGGTCAACGGAAAGGATATGCTGGCAGGCGTCCGCACGCTGGTCTGACACGACGACACTGCCCGTCCCGTAAAGCGGGGCGGGCAGTTTTTCCGCATCACTGAATACTGACACACTGAAAGGAGAAAACATCATGGACGAAAGCATTGTGCGCGAGGAAGAAAAGACCGAGGAACTGGCCGACAAGCTGGACAAGGCCGTGCAGGAGGCCGGCGGGCGCAGCGCGCTCATTGAGCGTTTCGGCATGGCAACCGTAAAGCTGAAAAGCCCGATAGAGTTTGAGGGCGTGAAATACGAGGAAATCAGCATGGATTTCCTGTCTTTAACCGGGCTTGACATGGAACTGATCGACGATCAGATCGGCACGATAGGTATGCGCGGGACGGTCCCGGCATATTCGCACAAATATCAAAGGCTGCTGGCAGCACGCGCCGCGGGTGTACCCGACACGCTGATCCTGCGTCTGCCGCTGTCGGAATACAACGCCGTCGTGGGGGCGGCGCAAAATTTTTTGATGGTCACGGGCTGATCGACAGCGACAGCCCGGCGGACGAGCTGCGGGAAATCTATTTGAGTATGGCGGAGATCGCATCAACGCCCGTAAGCTATTGGGAGCGGCTGACGCTCGGACGGCTGAATAAATGGATCCTCGCAGTCGGAAATCGAGCGAAAAAACGAGAACAGGCAGCACAGACATAAAAGCGCCCGCCTCCGTTCATACGGTGGCGGGCATCCATAAAACAGGAAGCAATCAGATAATCACAGCATCATAAGGCGGGACGAGCATATTAAACTGATGCACCCGCGCGCGGACATCTGCAAGATCAGCCAGCAGCGCAGATACTTCGGAAGTCCACGCGGCGGGATCATTGGAAAAAGCGTATCTGGAAGCAAGCGCCTCTGCGCTCGCAGTAGACGCTTCCAGCGCGCCGCATCGGTACGCCAGCGCCTCCGCATGAGAAAGACAATCGGACAGCTCGGACGCAAGACGGTCCCGCGCCTGGTTGACCGTATCGCCGGGCTGCGCCAGACCGGAAGAAACAAGCGCGTCGGCAAGCTCATGACGCTGCGCTTTCAGTTCTGCGAGCATGCGCTCATTGTCTTTGATAAGTTTTTTTGTTTCGGCAGTCGAGGAAAGCGGATCGGAAGCCGGGCGCGCACTTTCCATTGCACGCCGCATGCCGTATTCAACAGCGTTTGCAGTTTCAAATAATTCTTTCACACCCATACGATCAACCTCCTGTGCGCAAGTATAGCATGCCAGCGCGCCGGAACGCAAGAAAAAGGAGCGGAAGAAATGGCAGGAAAAGAATATCAAGTGATCTTTCAGTTCAAGGCGGCGCTGGATTCGTCCATGTCAAAGTCTTTCGGCGGCGTGTCGCAAGAAATCGACAAGCTGACGGAAAAGCAAATGGCATTGCAGTCGGCGCTTGCGGAAGCAAAGAACATGCAGGCATATAAGCAGCACCTGGAGGAGCTGCGATCAGAGCTTTCCGGGCTGACGCAGGCAGAGCAGACCGCGACGCAAGCGCTGGAAAAAGCCGTTTTTGCACGCAGGGAGGCACAGCAGGAAGAAAAAGCCCATGCGGACCGAATCGCAGAGCTGAAAACCGCGTTAAAGAGCGAGAACGACGAACACAGGGAAATCATCGCCAGGCTGAAAGACGAAAAAGCGTCCAAAGAGGAAATCAATGCGGAAAACCTGCGTCATGCGCAGGCGGTCAAAAAGATCAATGACGAGCTGTCGGCGGAACAAAGGGCATTGAGGAAAAGCACCGACGCCAGAAAGGAAGCCGAGCGGGCCGAAAAAGAAGCGGAAGGCGCAAAACGGGCCGCCACAAATGCCGTTACGGAACAAAACAGGAAAATCGCGGAGGAGGAGGCACAGCTCCGTCGCTGCTCCGACGCGCTGAAAGCCGCCGGCTATGATACAAAAAATCTGGACGCCGCCATAAACGGAATGTCCTCGCGCCTTGCAGAAGTCAATGAACGCCTTGCGGAAGCGACCAGGCGGCAGCAGGAAATTGATGCGGCAATGGCAAGCTGGGAGCGCCGGTCAAATAATCTGCGCGCTATGGCGATGGCGCTTGACCTTATGGCATCGGGAGCGGAAAAGGTGTGGGACATTATTTCCGGCTCGATGGATGCCGCCGCCGGGCTGGAAAAGCAGATCAGCGCTGTTAAGGCGATCTCCGGCGCAACGCAGCAGGAAACAGCGGACATTACAAAGATGATCCGGGAAACCGGCGCGACGACGGTATTCACGGCGGAAGAAGTAGCGGAGGCGACGCAAAGAATGGCGCTTGCCGGTTGGGAAGCGCAGCAGATGATTGCCGGCATCCCGTCCGTCGTCAATCTTGCCGCAGCCGCCGGCGAGGACCTGGAAAGCATGACAAGCATCGTTGCCGACGGAATGAACGCATTCCAGCTCTCCGGGGAACGGGCCGCATTGAAATTCTCCGACGTTCTGGCGAAAGCAGCGACAAGCAGCAATACCACCGTCGGGCTGATGGGCGAATCGCTTTCCTATGTGGAAACGACAGCCGGAAACCTGGGGTACAGCATTGAGGACGTTTCCATAGCGCTTGCGATGATGGCGAACAACGCCTTGAAGGGCAGCGTCGCCGGATCAGCGCTGAACACGATGCTAACCCGCATGTCCGGCGCAAACGCGACAGCAGCAAATCAGATGGAAGAAATGGGCCTCACGATGTACGACGAGTACAACCGGGCAAAACCGCTGAAACAGTTTCTTGACGAGCTGCGCGAAGCATTCAAGGGATTCGGAGACGATGCGCAGGCGGCGCAGATTGCGGCATACAGACTGGCCGGACAGCGCGGCATGCGCGGCCTGCTGGCGCTTGTCAACCTCAACGACGAGGCATATCAAAAGCTGACAGAAGATATTTACGACTTCAACGGAGCGGCAAATCAGATTGGAACAGAGCGGCTTGAAAACTACTCCGGCAAAATGCAGCTGCTATCTGACGCATGGACGGATTTTAAGATCACGCTGGGAAACCAAGTGCTGCCGACGGCGACGGACACCGTTGAAATGCTTACCGAAATGGTAAACAAGGCAAAGGACCTTGCAGAAACGACGCCAACGCTGACGCTGTGGGCCGCAGATACAAGCCTTGCGATTATGGGATTGAGCAAAGTCATGTCCGGCGCATCATCTGTCGCGCAGAGTTTGTATTATATCATAAAGACGCTGGGAATGGCCGGGATCGCACCGGGAGCGATATTTACGGGCCTGGGATATGCCGGGCTGGCAGCCGTGGGATTTGGAGGCATCGCGGCAATCTATCAGAGCTGGTATAACAGCGACGAGTATAAAGAGCTGATGACAGGGCTGACGGTCCGGGACGAGATCGAAGCGCACATATCGCAGGATGAGATGCTGCCGACGAGCGCGGGCGAAGTGTTTGAGGCCGCGGGCGCGGCAACAGGCACAGCATCGGAAAAAATCGCAGCATTTGATGATGCAATCAAGGGCTACGACGAAAGCATTGCGACAGCAAGAAAAGACGTTGAGAACGCCAATAACGCCTACTCCGCTTTCATACAGAAAATGAAAGACGAGGGTAAATATAAGTACGAAAACGTCTATATGGGCGACGACATGAACGGACCGGTATATCAGCAGGTGCTTGATATTACGGGGATGGATGCAGACGAAGTAAAAAATATGCACATCCTCGAAGAAGAAGCAGACGCGGCGCGCCAGCACCTTGATTCTCTTTACGCAGCGCGCGGCGGTCTGCAAAGGATCAAGGCCGACATGATCCAACAGCTCAAAGACGAAATCGGCGTGCAGAAGTTGAGCGTAGAGCAATATGAACAGTTGGAGGGAAAGGCAAGGGATGTCGCAACGGCGTGGGCCGAAGTGTGGGAAGCAACCTACGAGGCGTATTCCAGCGTTTTCGGGCTGTTTGATAAGGTGGAGCCGGCGACGGCAAAGCTGTCCGACATGGAGGGCGGACTGGAAAGCCAGGCGGAGTATTGGAAAACGTATGGAAGCAACCTCGATGCGCTGAAAACCGTCGCGGGAGACGCCGGAATTGAACTCGGCGCATTGTGGGGCGAACTCGGAAAGGGCGACACGCAATCCGCGGCCTACCTGCAAGAAATCATAAAAAGTTTGGGCGAACTGGATAACCCGGACACGTCGGAACTTGTCAAGCTGGTGGAGCTTTACAACAACGCAGAAGAAGCGAAGCAGGCGGCGGTTGACGCTTTCGACGAGGGGAGCGGCAAGGTACAGAAAGCAATGCAGGAGTACAGCGATAATCTGAAAGGGATTGTCGAGAGTACGGAATCCTACGATGAAGCGAAAACGGCAATGGAAAAGACAATGGCCGGATTCGTTGACGGGATCGAAAGCGAAGACGACGCCGTGCTTGCGGCAGCAAGGCGGTTTCGGGACAGCTTGCAGGCAAGTCTTACGCCGACAGTTACGCAGCCGTTTACCTATACGCCGACATTTGGATTCCGAGGATTCGCCGGCGGCACAGGTAACGCAACGCCGGGGCCTGCCATCGTCGGCGAGCGCGGGCCGGAGCTGCTGATGATGCGCGGCGGCGAGAGGGTGATCCCTGCCGGGCAGACAAGCCGCCTGCTGGCGCTGGCATCCTCCGGCGCAGGGGGCGGCGGCATCGTCGTCAACGTCAATGTCGCAGGCAGCGCAAACGCGCAGACCGTCGCAGATCTGCGCGCATACGGCAATGAGCTGGAATCGACGGTACGGCGCGTGCTGCGGCAGGAGCGCGTGAACGCGCAGAGGAGGGCCTATTCATGACGGGAAAGACCTACACCACTATACAGGGCGACATGTGGGACAGCATCGCCTTTAAGACGCTGGGAAGCACGGCGCATACGGCAAAGCTCATGTGGGCCAACCGTGCGTATTTGGACATTTACGAATTTCCGGCGGGTATCGTGCTGGAAATCCCGGAGATCGCGGCCAGCGTCAGCGACAATCTCCCGCCGTGGAAACGCGGCGGATCATGAGGAGGCGGACGGTATGAGCGTGGAAGCGCCGGCAAGACGGACAGACGCACAGATCACCTTTGACGGCACGGATATTTCCGCAGAAATGCGTCGCTATCTTCTCTCCGTCAGCTATACCGACAGCGAGGAGGACGAGGCCGACGACCTGCAAATCACCCTGCAAGACAAGGATGAATTGTGGATCAAGGACTGGATGCTGAAACTGATCCTTGCGACGCAGGATAAGACGGAGGAAAAGACGGAACTGCCGCCGACGGTTTCCTGGGGAAGCAGCGGCGACACCGTGCGCATGATGCAAGAGCTGCTGATCGCCGCAGGATATTCCCTCCCGGCCTTTGGCGCAGATGGTGTTTTCGGCGGAGAAACCTACGCAGCGGTGTTTGCATTTCAACAAACATGGTCCCCCAGGCCGGACGGCATTTGCGGTCCGAACACCTGGGGGCAACTGCTGAAAGGTGCGGACGGAAGCAAGGGCGCGACGATCCGCGCGGCCTTTGTGCGCCGCAACTGGATCACGCCGGGGAAAGACGAGGTTGCGGGATTCGGCTGCTTCACGCTCGACAGCGTGGACTTTTCCGGGCCGCCGTCCATTGCGACGATCCGCGCGACAGCGCTCAACTTCAACACGGACATCCGGCAGACGAAGAAAAGCCGGAGCTGGGAGAGCTATACACTTTCCGGCATCGGCGCGGAAATGACCGCACGCGCAGGAATGACACTGCTTTTCCTTTCCGACGTAAACCCGTTCTATACGCGGGCGGAGCAGTTCAAGGAAAGCGACATCGCATTTTTTCAGCGGCTTTGCCATGCCGCCGGCCTGTCGCTGAAAAGCTATGACAATAAGCTGGTGGTATTCGACCAGGCAACCTATGAGGCGGCGGAACCGCAGTTTACCATCCGGCGCCGCGAGAAACTGACTGACCCGCATACACCGGACCGGGATTATATTTCATGGGATTTGAACGCCGGAAAGGCGGAAAGCCAGTATACATCCTGCCGCGTGAGCTATAACGATCCCGTCAAGGGCTGCATCGAGGGCGTGGCCTATATCGAGGACTACGAAAAGAGCGAAAACAAACAGCAGCTTGAAATCACGGCAAAAGTGGAGAGCGCCGGCGAAGCTATGACGATGGCGCAGAAGTATTTGCGGCTGCACAATAAATTCTGCCAGACGGCAGAATTTACCCTGCCGGGCAACCCGGAGCTGGCCGCGGGCGTCACCGTTATGTTGGAGGGCTGGGGCGGCTTTGACGGGAAATATATCATCCGGCAGGCCGTTCATACGCTGGACGACAGCGGCTATACAACGGCGATCTCGCTGCGCAAGGTGTTGGAGGGCTACTGATGGAAAACAACGAACTGCGGCGCTCACTGATGGGCCTTGTGCGCATCGGCACGGTTACGGACGTGAACGCGGGAAAGAAACAGGCCCGCGTGAAGTTTCAGAGTGAGGGCATGACTTCCGGCTGGCTTTACGTCATTCAGCATTACGGCGCCAATCTCTACATTGAGCCGGACGACGAACACACGCACGTTATCACGGACACCTATACCGGCGGAGGATCGGC